CGGCTGGTTGCACTAGGGAGTGAGTACATATCACTTTTCAGTGATTACATACCTCGCCCTGGTCAGTTCAGCGACTGTAACAAGCTACTCATTGAGTGGGATCCCCCACTGGCGCCGATATTACTGGCGATACCCTGCAATTTGTTGTGCAGGGACCCAACGGCGAATTAAGGCAACGTCGCCGTAACGTGCAGAACGCTCTAAATGGAAGTGGTCTCGTGGAGAAAGGAGGCTTCTCAAGCCTTCTAACTTTGAGAGACTCTTCTGCAGAGCAGCGTATCCGTCCAGCCTATCAGTGCGATAGACAGGACGTTGGACCCAACAGAGTACTTCACTCCGTTGGTAACGTTTATTCCACCTTTTAGGCGGATCAACGCCCCAACTATGAATACGCCCAAGTGATTGAACGTTCTCCCGGACCTGAGGAAGCTTTCCCAGGATCCTCTCCACTTGTTTAAAGAGGAGCATGGCTGTAAACCGATAACCTTTCTTTTCAAAGAGGTTAGCGGAAGACAGTCGAGATAATAGTTCCTTCACTTGCTGCCTGTTCTTAGGACGATCGCGTGTAATGTAAGTTGGTGTTACATCAACTCCATTAAAGGCATCGACCCCACAAGACTCCCGGAATTTACCGGAATAAAAAGTCTTGTTGGAATTTACCTTGCAATTGTACTTTCGCAGGTAATCAAGAACAGTAGCCGCACAATCTACAGGGACTAGAATATCATCCCCGTAGACGTAGACACTACGAGAAACGTTATAACAGTTTCTCGAGCTTACAGGAAGGTTGTGTTTCTTGAGCAAGGCCATTACACAGATCGTGTAAAAGTACATAGCCTCAATCGGGAAACACAGAGCGCTACCCATGGAAGCAAACTTCCGAATGGAGATGATCTTTTCTCCAGGAACGTCTGCTCTCATCGACCGGCATGCTTCAATCGCGTCCTTTAAATCTGGATTAGATTGAAACATAGCTAACGCATAGCCAACAGGAACTCTGTCACTAGCATCAGACAGATCGATCGTTGCTAATCGACCGCTGGAAGATGAATCAAGGGCGAGAGATGAGTTAATCGACTGGTCACGAAAATTAACATGACCAGAAGAGTACTTGCCTCTTTCAAGTCTCTGAACTAATTGACTTGAAATTGCCTGTTGGCAATATTGCATGACAACAGGTTCAATCGCGATGATCCGGGGACTTTTTAGTGTTTTCGGGACAGAAACGACCCGTGAAGGACGCTCCTGATCCGAATGCACGAACGAAACAGCGTTGAGCTCCTTAGACTCGAAACACATTTCTCCAGCAGAGCTGGAATATGCGGTATCGAGAAAAGGGAAGTAAGGCTCAAGACGTTCGTGCCAATACTGCCAAACATACTTTCGATTTCCTGAAATATGTTCGGCGGTCTGTCCGGGACAGTGCCGTGGAGTAAGCAAATCAACGCGTAAATCGCGTAGACAGCCACTCCATAGCACAGAAGATACGGCGTAGAATTCTGCCTCATCTTCTCTCGGCAGTGGGAACACATTAAAAGATCGCTCATTTGAGATGTACCCCGCCATCGCTTGCTTCTCCCGTGAGGGAGTACAAGCGAGCTTAATCTTTTTGAAAGCAAGGCAAATCTGCCTAATGCTACAAACAAGAGAAGCGATAAAATCTGGGGGGTGAGTGTTCTGAGAACATTCAACATCATAAATCCTTCCTGTCTCTTTGTTGAAGATATGACCAAGCATTCCCTGTAAAAAAGCGGGCAATGCTCCACTTTTCCTGAAACGACGGAAAAGTTGAGGGTCAACGTAGCCAACGTCGAGAGATTTTTCAAAGTCTCGACAAAACTCCGGTAAGGTGATCGTCAAGAACGACACACCTTCATCTTCAACACGTGACTTGATTGTTCGTAAGTCACGTAAAGAGACCTTAGCGGCGCACTTGACGCAGGCGTCATTGTAGATTGCCTGCATCACTTCCAGGTAGTCACTTATAGGGCTTTTCATGTAGACCTCCATCTAAAGAGGCGTAACATCCAAAGCCTTACACTAACCCACTAAAAGTGGCAGTCTATCAATCTACGTTGCATGGAAAAGAAAGGACTATCTCATCCTTAATTCTTCGGATGAAAGTACGCCATTTCAATCTGTACGCGGTAATTAGCGTAACAGGGACGAGCTGGCCATATCCTTTCTTACGACATCGCTTCCATGACAGGTTACTTTGCGACCTAACTAGGCGCAGGCAACGAAGTCATATATGCGTGTTCGTTGGTGCTCGCTTCTTCTTCTTCGAAGAAGAAGTCGTCTTAGAAGGTAGCCGTTTTACAGGCATGTCAACGGTTTCGAGAGCAGAAGTTATTGCCGGGTTATCAAGCTGGATTGCTCCAGTCATGAAACCATGCACAAGCTTTGCAATCGGACCTTGAGCATTCGATATACCGATTAGTCGGTTAACATCGATACCTTGAGACTCAAGAGCGGAAATCGCCTCTTGAGATACTTTTAGGGCTTTTGCAAGCCCCGATAGTATTTTATTCATCTAAGTCTCCTTTGGATGGTGAAATGTGCATGACCAGGCTGATCACGCACGTGTTTTCGTCCATCGATTGAACATCGATGGCGGGCACGGTTATTGCGGGATCAACTAATTGCAGTGTGTCGGCGATTTTAGAAAATATCTTTTCGCCGTACTCACTGATGGACATGTGAAATGGCAAAGCCATCACGATTCCCTTCCATAGAGTTTGAGCACAATCGCATTACTGCTTGCAGAAAGCCAGGAAGACAATCCCGTCCATTGGTCAGAAACCTCGGTCGACGTAAAGCCGGCTTCGGGTCTGTCAATTTGAAGGGACTCAGAAAGTGTTTCGTAATCGTTGACAGCAGTCAACGGGTCCGGAACGACCTTCTTTTGAGTAAACACAGCGAGCGAAACAACGCGACGTTTTTTATCGCGAGTTACGACGCGGTGTGTAATGTCTAGGCTCCATAGCGTGTCCAAACTTTGGTAAAAAGAATGCATACCAGAGTTTGAAATTTTTGGCATACTACGGGCAACAGTAGCAACAGTGATAGACTGTGGATCTGTTAGCATAAGGATGACCTCCTGAAGTAAGGGAAGTTATCACGGGTGAACTAACTAGCATTCCAAGCTAATTAGCGGTCAGGCACCACGTGCGATAAATCCTGAATTGCCTCCACGAGTAATACCAATGGAGGCCAGGATCGCATATTGACGAATGGAAAGGTTATTCCACGTCAGGTCGAAACCGTAAGGAGAATCTGCAACTTTTCGGACTTTGGTTTCCAAAGATCTGGTAAATTGGAAAGTTCTCCGCCCGCTTGCGAAATTAACGACGCAAGTTTTAACAAGCGTTCGTTTAAAAGTTCGCATAATGCACAGATTTCTGGACACGATGCCATCAGTGGTAAAATCATCGAGGCGTCTTATATAGTCGCCAGCGTGAGTAAACCAATCGACGGCCCATGTCCAGGGTGTAAGTTTCCAGATGAGAGTCGGGTTGATACGAAGACCGTAGACAGTTAATAACCGTCTAAGGCCACCAATCGTTCCTTGAACGTTTGGGTCATTCATATCGAACTCTGGGCGATAGAATGTAAAGTGACCAACAGCCCAAGTCTTTTGTTCAATGACTTGAGTAAGGTCAAAATACCCTTTACATTGAATCCCATCCACGACCATGTCGTTGCAGAGACCCTGAATATTGAACCCAAAGGGTTGAATACCGGGGGAATATCTGCGACCAACAAGGTTTTGTGTGACGTTCTCATCTAGGACGGCCCTTCTCCGTTGCCATTGTCCATTTTTAGCTGTTAAATCTGCTAAAATACGGTCTATGTCTAAGGTGGTTGTGTAGAACTTGTACAAATCACCAACAAACGGAGCCCAACCGAATTCGTGGTTCACAAAATTATCAGCCAAGGTTTTCGGCTGTAAGAGATGCGAGTGACCTCCACGTCTAAGACGCCATGTACTCAACATAGTATCTAAAGACGTTTTGAGGGAACCCGGCAAATCCCGTAGCTCATAAATAAATTGAGCTGCGGATGCATGTTCCACGCGGGGCTTGAGTCTATCCCAAGCAAGAGTGTCGTAGCCCGTTACCTGAGGAACACCGGCAGGAAGATAGTTCGCAGTACTATCAGCGAACCAATCATTGTCGTCGGCGAAAGATCCGGTATATTCCCACCAATTATTTTGTGAGAAAGTATTACGGATCGTTCCACCGTTCCTAAGGCCAGACCCGGTTATGATAGAGTGAACTGAAGCAAATGGACCGGAAGACGTGTAAGGGGGCCCAGAATTCAGGGAATCCCAGGTCTTACGCGACTCCTGTCGCCCAGGCAAGGCACCAGTAAGAAGAACGTTGTTCTTCGACTGCAGGTTACCGTTTGAAACCATAGAAAAGGTTCCAACCTTGTAACCAGCCGGAAGAGCGCCTGATTGAGTAAATTCAGGATTCTCTTCGCGGTATCGTGAAAAACTAGATGAAACACGAGTTGACTTACGCTTCTTAGAACGTTTTCTCCTGGAAGGAGATGACGAGCAAGGAGTAGGGCCAACAAAGATACCCACCTCGGGCACGACGATGACAGAGCGTTTAACTCTGACGCCGTGACAGAGGACAGTATCACGTGGAACTTTCATTGTTTTTCCGCGCCAAGGCTTCACATAACCGATTTTATCGGGCATAACAAAGTGACCTCCTTTAAGTTTGAGAGATGCGTCGCCGCAGTCTCAGGTTG